TAAGCTTCTCGGTCGGTATAATTTTCCATTATTTTTCTCCAGTTGTTTTAGTTTAAATACTGTCTTCACTACGTTCAGACAGTAGTTTAAACAAAGGGGTTAGTACCTATTCTCTTGTATACATCATCATCTGATATACCACCAGTAAGGTATCGGTTAAGCCATAACCTAGCTTCTTTAAAGCTAAGTCCGTCAGGAGTTACAGGGTTGAGCCTTTCTTTCTTGAAGAATACGCACCACTCTTTATGTCCATAACAGCTAATTCGATAGTCTCCGTATCCATATTCAGACTGTAGTGAGTCATGGACATGACCTCTCAGCGAAGATTTGTGAACATCCTTTGGATGCAGTTTTTTAAGTTTAATCATTTCATTTTCCATTTGTTGTTGGGGAGTATGGTTTAAATCCCCTTTCACTACGTTCAAGGGGTTTAAACCTACTCCACTATCATTTTTTGTCACTCTCCTCTCACATGGTAGTACATGGACATAATGCATGTCAACTACTGAGTGAATGAGGGGTTACCGAAGGAATCGAATTGATCTTAGAAAAGGTATGGTTTACCATACCTCTATGACAGATCAAAAGACATCATCAGATAAGAAAGGGTTAAGCGTTAAGGAGCGGTTATATGCTAGGTATAAAGCTAAAGGCTTTAGCAATGGCAAGAGTGCTGAGTTGGCGGGATACAAGGCGGGAACTAGTGCGGATAAGCAAGGCTATAGACTGTCCAAAAAAGATGATATACAAGACGAAGTCTCTAGGATATTGGCAGAGCAAGAGACTAGAAGCCTCATAGACAGAGAGACACACCTTGATGAACTAGCAAAGCTAAGGGATAAGGCTGTAGACACAGGACAGATAGGCTCTGCTGTTACAGCAGAACATTATCGAGGCAAGGTAGCTAACTTATACACAGAGAAACTAGAAGTTTCTAATACCAATAAGGAGAGTAGCGATGAGATCATGCTTCGCATTAGTAAACTCCTTGGCAAAGATGAAGAACCTAAGGATAAATCCTTACACTAAGACTGTTTAAACCCTCCATCCAAACGTAGCAGGTAGTTATGCGGTGTGTTTACACACTTCACCCGTGACTACACACGCATTTGGCAGACCCCACCCCCCCTGTTGGCAGTTGGGACTCCGCACACACATATATACATACTGTTCTGAATTATCACACAGTAAATTTTGACCTTTTATTAACATAGTGTTGACAGTACCCCCTACCCTTGTACTGTAGTAAACGACTAGGGACTCCTAGTACAGAAAAAATATTATAAAAAAATTGAGTAGTAAAAAAGTAGGGGCTTATCAAGCGTGTTAATAAACCCCTAGGGTGTGGACTGGATATGTTGAGAGTGTAAGACAGTCCTATCTGGAGATACCCTTGCATATCAGTATATAGAGTTGTAATATGGTTTACAATACTATATGTAGTTATGAGTGTATCAAGTAAACAGCTTAACAAAGTAATGGAAAGCTTAACTGAAGACAAGCTTGCCTTATTAAATCCTCCAGAAAGGAAAGAACTAGACAACCTTATTATTCAATTAGAGAAGTCTATTGTACGTGAGCGTTCTCAAGACGAGTTCTTAAACTTTGCCGGCTCTGTATGGAGCGAGTTCATGTGTGGTTCACACCACAAGAAAATGGCAGAAGCCTTTGAACGTGTAGCCAGTGGTGATTGTAAGCGATTGATGATCAATATGCCACCACGTTTCGGTAAGTCGCAGTTAACATCTTGGCTACTACCATCATGGATTGTAGGCAAACAACCAGACAAGAAGATAATCATGGCTTCTCATACTGGAGAACTGTCACTCCGCTTTGGTCGTATGGTGCGTAACTTGATAGATAGCGAGGAATATCAAGAGATATTCCCAGATGTCAGTTTAAATCTCGATTCTAAAGCAGCGGGAAGATTTGATATATCAGGTGGTGGTGAGTATTTCTCTGTCGGTGTTGGTGGTGCAGTAACTGGTCGTGGTGCTGATCTATTGATTATAGACGACCCTCATTCTGAACAACAAGGACAGTCTGCTGATCCAAAAATTTTTGAAAGCACATACGATTGGTATCTGAGCGGTCCTAGACAGCGTCTACAGCCGGGCGGTGCAATTATAATAGTAATGACTAGATGGGGTAAGAAAGACCTTTGTGGCTCAATTCTTAAAGATGCTGCAACTAGAGACAACAGTGATGAATGGGAAGTTATAGAACTACCAGCTATATTGCCATCAGGCAGAAGCTTATGGGAAGAGTATTGGAAATTAGAAGAACTAGAAAAGATTAAGGCAACATTACCCATATCGCATTGGGAGGCGCAGTATCAACAAAATCCTGTTTCAGAAGAAGGAGCGATTGTTAAAAGAGAATGGTGGAAAGTATGGGAAGAAAAGAATCCACCTAAATGTGAATTCATTATTCAATCTTGGGATACTGCTTTCTTAAAAACACAACGTGCTGACTATTCAGCATGTACCACATGGGGTGTGTTCTATATTGAAAACAATAGTGGTTATAGTCAACCTCAAGTTATATTGTTAGATGCTTTTCAAGAAAGATTAGAGTTCCCAGAATTAAAACAACGTGCGTATTATGAACATCAACAATGGTCTCCTGATGCTTTGATTGTTGAAGCTAAAGCTGCTGGCTCTCCTTTAATATTTGAATTACGTGCAATGGGAATTCCTGTTCAAGATTACACACCATCAAGAGGTAATGATAAGATTGCACGTGTAAATGCTGTTGCAGATTTATTTGCATCAGGCTCTGTGTGGTATCCTAAAAAAAGATGGGCAGAAGAAGTTATAGAACAATTTGCTTCATTCCCTGTAGGCGACCATGATGATTTAGTGGATTCATCTACTCAAGCGTTGTTACGTTTTAGACAAGGTGGTTTTATAACTTTAGAGCATGACTATCAGGACACAAGTAGTTCGTCAGATAAGATTGCTAAATACTATTAAGATAGTTAAACTGATATAAATGGCAGAAGAAAATATTGACATATCTATTGTAAACCCTGAATCGGTTTCAATAGAGACTGAAGATGGGGGAATGCTAATTGATTTTGATCCTTCCTCTATGGAAGATGATGTTCCCTTTGATGCAAACCTTGCAGAATTCCTTTCTGAAAAAGATTTAAGTTTTATTGGGCATGAACTGGTTTCTGCTTTTGAAGCTGATAAAGATTCAAGAAGTGATTGGGAAAGAACATATATAGAAGGTTTAGACAACCTAGGTTTAAAAATTGAAGAACGTACAGAACCTTGGTCTGGAGCATGTGGTGTATATCATCCATTGTTAGCAGAAGCTGTTGTACGTTTTCAATCACAAGCTATAACAGAAATTTTCCCAGCATCTGGTCCAGTTCGCACAAGTATCGTTGGCAAAGTAACTTCTGAAAAAGAAGCGCAAGGTAAACGAGTACAAGATTATATGAACTATCTTCTTACAGAAGATATGAAAGAATACAGAAATGAAACTGAAAATATGTTATTCAGTTTGCCATTAGCTGGTTCTGCTTTCAAAAAGATTTATTGGGATGTAAACATGCAAAGACCTTGCTCTATGTTTATACCCGCAGAAGACTTTGTTGTTAGTTATGGTGCATCTGATTTAAGAACTGCATCACGTGCAACACATATTATGCGTATGACGTTAAATGAAATCTTAAAATTACAGTACGCAGGATTTTATAAAGATGTGGATTTACCACAATCAAGTGTTGGTACTGATAGAATAAAAGCTAAGTACAATGAACTGGCTGGTGATAGTCCAAACTTTGAATACGATCTCAATTCTTATAGTAAAGATGGGTTACATACATTATTAGAAATGCATGTTGACTTAGACCTTGAAGGTTTTGAAGATATACGTGATGGTGTAAAGACAGGAATAGCTTTACCTTACGTTGTAACAATAGATCAAGGTTCAGGAGAAGTACTATCTATAAGACGTAACTATTTAGAGTCTGATCCTCTAAGAGAAAGTAGACAACACTTTGTTCATTACAAATATATGCCCGGATTAGGCTTCTATGGCTTCGGTTTAATACACATGGTAGGTGGTTTAGCCAAATCAGCTACTTCTATACTGCGACAATTAGTAGATGCAGGTACTTTATCTAACCTTCCGGGTGGTTTAAAGACAAGAGGGTTAAGAATTAAGGGCGATGACACTCCAATATATCCCGGAGAGTTCCGTGATGTAGATATTCCGGGCGGAAGCATCAGAGATAACATAGCTTTCCTCCCATATAAAGAACCATCTGGCACTTTATACCAACTATTAGGCAATATTGTAGAGGAAGGTCGTAGATTTGCCTCTATTACGGACCTAAAAGTGTCTGATATGAGCAATCAAGCCCCTGTAGGCACTACATTAGCCCTACTAGAGCGCAATATGAAGGTAATGGGGGCAATTCAAGCTAGATTACACGCCTCTATGCGCCAAGAACTAGGCATATTGTCGGATATCATCAAAGATTACATGCCAGAGGACTATGAATACGAAGTTGATGGCGAAGCTGCCATAAAAGGTGTGGACTTTGACGAAAGAATAGACGTTATACCAGTATCAGACCCAAATGCTGCAACAATGGCGCAAAGAATCATGCAATACCAAGCAGCTTTGCAACTTGCACAGTCTGCACCGGAAATGTACGACATGCCCAAGCTACATAGGCAGATGTTAGAGGTATTAGGCATACGTGACCCACAAGATATCGTTCCATTAGAAGATGATATGAAACCTAAAGACCCTGTATCAGAAAATATGGACATATTAAATGGTGAACCGGTCAAACCTTTTGAATATCAAGATCATGCAGCACATATAACAGTTCACATGTCTATGATACAAGACCCCAAGGTACAAGAACTAGCTGGTCAAGCACCTAATGCAGATGCAATGCAAGCTGCACTAAGTAATCACGTTATTGAACATATAGGTTTTGAATACAGGAAACAAATAGAAGAAGAAATAGGAACTACATTGCCACCAATAGGTGAACCTTTGCCACCTGAAATTGAATCTAGGTTGTCTACTTTAATAGCAGCAGCAGCTGAACAACTTCTTGGTAAAAATCAACAAGCTGCTCAACAACAACAAGCAGAAGAACAAATGCAAGACCCTGTTCTACAAATGCAACAACAAGAATTACAAATCAAAGCACAATCAGCAGAAGCTAAGATTGCAAGCGATGAAGCACGTATAGCTGCTGACTTAGAGAAAGCTAGAATGAAAGACGAACTTGAAAGAATTAAAATAGAGGCTGACTTAAAAATAGCTGGTGCTAAAGCTGGAGCAGATATAGCCAAGGTATCTGCACAAGAAAGAACTAAAGGTGCAGAGATCGGAAGGAAGATGGCAGAAATAATGACTAAAGACAATGGAAATAACTGATCTAAAGTTTACAGAATACTTGACAGATAGTTTAAACGATGAGATAAATAGGATTACGGAAGTCATAATAGATGGTGAAGTGAAAGATTTAACTGAACTTTATCATTTAAAAGGCAAGATAGAAGGATTACGTATTGCCCTTCGAGAAGTAACTGAGAAAACCTCTCAGTATATTGAAAATTAAATACGCACCTTTCATGGTGAAAGGATGGAGAACGTCAGACTCCATATATATTTGACGCAACATAAGGGAACTTATGACAGTAGAAGCAGTAAAAGGTAAAGAGTTAGAAGCAGAAGAACCTTCTGTAGCTAGTCAACTACCAGAACCTCAAGGATATAAAATATTAATAGCACTACCTGAATCAGAAGAAAAATCAGAAGGTGGTATTATTATGGCTGATATGACAAGGCGTGTAGAAGAAACAGCTTCTATTATAGGTTTCGTAATAAAGATGGGTCCAGATTGTTACAAAGATGAAAAGCGTTTTCCTAACGGAGCGTATTGTAAAGAAGGTGACTTTGTTATTATGAGAGCATATAGTGGAACAAGAATGAAAATACATGGCAAAGAGTTCAGAATTATCAATGATGATACAGTTGAAGCTATCGTACAAGACCCAACAGGAATAGTAAGAGTATGACAGAAGAAGCACAAACTATACAACAAGAAGAATTTACCGGAGGTAATTCTATTGAAGTACCAATACCTGATGTAGAAGTTGATGTTATTGACGATAGACCACAAGAGGATCAAAAACCTCCAAAGGCTGTATCAGACAATGATGTTGATCAAGAAATAGAAGGTATCAATGATCGTACAAAGAAACGTATTAACAAGTTAAAGTATGATTACCATGAAGAACGTAGAGCAAAAGATGCAGCTAACAGAGTAAGAGATGAATCAGTTCACTTAACAAGGCAACTTGCTGAAGAGAATAACAGATTAAAATCTACAGTAGCTAAAAGCGAAAGTGCTTTAGTAAACAGTCTCAAGACCAGAACAACAACTGAAATTGATTCAGCTAAACTAGAGTACAAAACTGCATATGAATCAGGTGATACTGATAAATTATTAAATGCTCAAGAAAAACTTTCTGCTGCTTTGGCAGATAAAAGTTATGTAGATAACTACGTACCACAAATGCCAAACAATAATGCTAATGCACAACAAGCATATCAGCAGACACAACAACAACAACCACCACCACAACAACAACCTGTATATCAACAGCCAGCACAAGAACAAACTATTGATCCTTCTGCTGCTGAATACATTAGGAGTAATCCTTGGTTTGAACGCGCTGGTGATGAAGACATGACAGCTTTAGCCTATGGTATGCATGCTAAATTAGTAAGAGAAGGAGTTGATCCCGTAAGGGATTCTGAATCTTACTATGGCAGAGTAGATCAGGCTATGAAAGAAAGATTTCCAGAACGCTTTGAGTCGAATACTGCAACGACTCAGCGACCCTCGACTGTGGTAGCACCTGCTAATAGAGCAAGTACTAAACAGCGCAGAGTGCAGTTAACAAAATCACAAGTCGACCTCGCAAGAAGGCTTGGACTTACACCAGAACAATATGCATCTGAGTATGCAAGGGAGTTAAATAATGGATAAGTTAAATAAAGATCAAGAAAATAATCAAGATCAAGAGCGCACTTCTCGTTCATTAGAGTCAAGAGATACTAATGAGCGCGAGAAACCTTGGACACCCCCCAATCTGTTACCAGACCCTACTCCACAAGAGGGATATGTGTATCGTTGGATTAGAACAGCAGCAGCTGGTCAGTCTGATAATATGAATGTATCTACTAAAATGAGAGAAGGTTGGGTTCCAGTTAAAGCAGAAGACCACCCAGAGTTGCAAATGGTACAAGATACCAATCCGCAATTTGAAGGATCGGTTGAGGTAGGCGGATTACTCTTATGTAAAGCACCCAAAGAAGAAATGATCAAACGTAAAAAGTATTATACTGATATGGCTGATCAACAAATGAGTGCTTTAGACGCTAATTATATGCGTGAAGAAAATCCTGCTATGCCTATGTTTAAGGAAAGGAAGACATCGGTTTCTTTTGGGAAAGGCGGTAAGTAATTACCATCTTTATATTTATTAATTGTATTTATAAAAGGTATATAAAATGAGTAGTTCAGCAACACCTTATGGAGCAAGACCAGTAGGCACTTTAAGTGCATCAGGTTCTTTTTCCGGAAAGGTAAGACACTATAGCATAGCCTCTGGTTATGCGACCTCGATCTTTTATGGTGATTTTGTTAAGTTAGTTGCCGCTGGAGGTGTTGAAAAAGACACTGGCACAACTGCTTGCACACCTGTAGGGATTTTTCTAGGCGTTTCATACACTGATCCAAATACTAGTCAGAAAACTTTTTCACAAATGTGGACAGCTAGTGTAGTTGCATCTGATGCAACTGCATATGTTATTGATGATCCAGACGTTCTTTTTGAAATGCAAGCTGACGGCACTGCCGCTCAGACTGTAATCGGAAACAATGCTGCGGTTGCTCTAACAGCTGGTTCAACATCTATTGGAACAAGTAAAAACGTAGTTGATATTTCTACTATTGCTGTTACAGCAACACTTCCTATTAGGATAGTAGATATCTCGTCTAAATCTGGTAACGCAGCCGGTGATTCTTATACCGACTTAGTTGTTAAGTTTAATGCGGGTCATATCATGCGTAATACAACTGGCATATAACAAAGGAGAATAAGAAATGGCTATTTCAAGAGCACAGTTACTTAAAGAACTCCTTCCGGGATTGAATGCCCTGTTTGGATTAGAATATAGCAAGTATGAAAACGAGCATGATGAAATTTATGACACTGAAACTTCGGATCGATCTTTTGAAGAAGAAGTTAAGTTAAGTGGATTTGGTCAAGCTTCAGTAAAAGATGAAGGTTCTGCAATCAATTATGATTCAGCACAAGAATCTTTTAGTACTCGCTACAATCACGAAACTATTGCAATGGGTTTTGCTATAACGGAAGAAGCGATGGAAGACGAATTATATGATTCGCTTTCTGCACGTTATACAAAAGCACTAGCAAGAAGTATGGCTTATACGAAGCAGGTAAAAGCTGCCTATCCTCTTAATGCAGGATTTGGCGACTTTGATTCTGGTGATGGGGTTGATCTGTTTTCAGAATCACACCCATTAGTATCAGGCGGAACAAATTCCAACACATTTGCAACACAAGCAGACCTTAACGAAACTTCGTTAGAGAATGCTGTGATACAAATAGCTGGTTGGACTGACGAGCGCGGACTGTTAATAGCAGCTAAACCACGTAAGTTAATCGTTCCACCTAACGGAATGTTTACTGCTACGCGTATCCTCGAAACTGACGGAAGAGTTGGTTCTGCGGATAACGATCTCAACGCTATCAAATCAAATGGAACTATTCCAGAAGGTTATACTGTTAATCACTTTTTAACAGACACTAACGCATGGTTCTTAATGACAGACGTACCAAATGGATTTAAACATTTTGCACGTACATCATTAGAAACATCTATGGATGGTGACTTTGATACTGGTAACGTAAGATATAAAGCTAGAGAAAGATACTCCTTTGGAGTTTCTGATCCGCTTGGAGCGTTTGGTTCTTCGGGATCAAGTTAGTAACTTAGGGGGGAGTTGAAATGATATATACTCCCCTTTTTTTTCTAGGGATTTTTTTAACTTCTATCGACTGCCCTAGCAGACATGCCAAGACGATAGATTAATTAAGGAGACTTAATAATGGCTAACACAACTTTTGATGGACCGGTCAGGTCCGAAAATGGTTTTGAACAGATCAGTAAGAATTCAACTACTGGTGCAATCACAACTAATTTTGATATAGATTCAAGTGGTAATATAGATTCAAGTGGTAATATAACTACAACAGGTTATGTTTCTGCTTATTCCAATATTAGCAGCATCACAGCAGCAACAAAAAACGTAGAATCAACTGATTCAGGTACTGTTTATACTTTAAATAGAGCAGCAGGTATTGTGGTTACACTACCTACAGCAGCAGCAGGTTTAAATTATACCTTTATAGTTGGTACAACTTTTACAGGTGCAGGACAAATTAATACAGACAATACCAGTGATCTATTTTCTGGCTTTGCTCAATTATTTGATCCAGCAACTGCCGGAGATACCAATACCTTTATACCCGATGCCAGTAATGACGATACCATTGATTTGGGATCGGCAGCACAAGGCTGGTTAGTAGGTGGAGTAATCCGTTTATATGCTACAACAGCAGCAGTATGGCATTGCGAAGCATTCCTACACGGGGATGGTACTTTAGCAACTCCATTCGAGTAAGGAGTAAATTATGGCTGACGCAGTAACAAGTCAAACTATTTTAGATGATGGTGGTAAAAATCTTATAATGAAGTTTACCAACATTAGTGATGGTACTGGTGAAGCAAATGTAGCAAAGATTGATGTATCAGCATTAACAACTGGAATGAATGGACAAGCTTGTAATAAGGTTGTCTTAAATAAAATCTGGTTTAGTAATGTAGGCATGGGGTTTAAATTACTTTGGAACGCAAGTACCAATATGCATATACTCCAAGCACCTCAAGACTGGGCTGATACATGGGATTTTACTGATAGCAGTATGAATCTTCCCGGAATTTCTAACAATGCAGGAGGTGGAGTTAATGGTGATTTACTATTAACCACAGTTGGTCACACAAGTGGTGACGCTTATAGCATTGTTATATGGGCAACTAAAAGCTACGCTTCAGCTACTACAGCGTAATGACTGAATCAGTTTACACTGATAAAGATCAACCTGTAGAAATCCGTTTAAGTGGACACGAAAGAGAATGCGCTTTACGTTATGAATACATAGAGCGCAGACTTGACGAAGGTAGTCAAAAATTTCTTAGAATAGAAAATATGCTATGGGGTCTGTATGGTCTTGTAGCTGTAGCTGTAGCTTATATGAAACTACTATGATTGAAGAAATAACTAAAAAAATAAATCTTGAAGTAGAAATAGATGCTGTTGCTAATAAAGCATCAGACAATCCTTATATAAAATGGATACATATAGCTAAGACTATTGATGCATATAGAATTTTTCCTAGAGTTTTTGTAAGTGTTTACATCGTTTTACTTTATAAAGTAGTAACTTGGTTTATGACATTAACAGAACCAAACATAGAACAATCTGCATTAGTTTCTATAGTTGTAGGTGCTATGGCAGCTGTATTTGGTATATATGCAGGAACATCTGGGCAAAGTAAAAAGTTTAAAGGTGAAGATTAATGCCTAAAGAAAAAGACAGTAGATTAAAAAAGGCAGGAGTATCTGGCTACAATAAACCTAAACGTACTCCTAGTCATAAAACTAAATCACATGTAGTCGTTGCTAAAGAAGGTAGTAAAATAAAAACTATACGCTTTGGACAGCAAGGTAAAACTGGTGATAGAACTAATACAGCAAGGTCTAGGTCTTTTAAAGCTAGACATGGTAAGAACATAAAGAAAGGCAAGATGTCAGCAGCTTACTGGGCGGATAAAGTAAAATGGTAATTAGTAGAGCTAATATGAAGAATCAAATTACAAAA